ATCGTGACCGCGGGCGTCGTCCGCTGCGTTCCCTTGTAGCTCCCATTCACCGGAGTGATGCGCATCGTGACCGTCTTCGTCCCGTCGGAGTCATCCGCGACTCTCTGCGCTCCAGTGTAGGGTTGCGACGTTCCTGTCAGCCCCGTGAAGGTTCGCTTCACCACACCCCCTACGAGCACCTCGACCGTGACGGTCCCCTCTGGCGTGTAGCTGCCTGCTGCGTCCTGCGCTACCAGCGTAGCCGCGTCGGTCTGCGTTACGCGGTTACGGTGGCTCCAGGTGAGCGTGGCGTCTCCAACGGTGGTCGTGGGCCAAGAGGCCAGGGCCAGGTTGTTGAGCTTCACGTTGCCGGGCGGGTAGGGCTTCCAGGCGCGTGAGGCGGTTGTGATGGAGACGGAGCTCGCGCTGTCGAGGTCCACGATGTCCATGGCGTTGCGCGGCAGCATCTTCGCCTTGACGGTGAGGTCTGCGGCGTAGGGGTTCTCTGCGGTCGTGCAGGCGCCGTCGCTGATGAACCAGACCCGGGCACCTGCGGAATGCTCCGCCGGCACGGTGTCCAGCACGCCACGCAGGACGCCGCTGATGGTGTAGCTCCCGTCCCCGTTCTTGGTTGCCGTCTTCCAGCCCACGATCTCGCCTGTGTCGGCGAACAGAGCCAGGTTCTCGCCGCGCGCTAGGCCGTTGTCGTCCGTGCTCTCCTCGATCAGCCTGTCCAGGTCAACCCCGCCGGCCGCGACGGTGAAGCCTACGGTGTCCAGGGCCGAGGTCTTCGCGGAGTAGGAGGATGCCAGCACGCCAGACGGCGTGAAGCTCTCCAGCTCGTTCCCCAGGTGGTATCCGTTGCCCTCGTCAACCCAGACCTCGGCCAGGAATGAGGTCGTGTCGCCGCGCGCGGCGTTGGCCATCACGTATCGCTTCTCGCCGACGAGGTGGTAGGGCACCTCGAACAGAGCAGACGCAGAGGCCACAGCCGGCGCGCTGATGGGGTTCTCCCAGCCGGTGCCGCCAGGGCCACCGTATGCAGTGGAGGCCACGTTGAAGATGTCCTCGACAGCCTCCACCTCGATCTGACCAGCCTCGAGCGAGCCGTAGCGGATGGTCTTGACGCGGAGCACCATGCCCGAGAACACTGGGCCGCTCGGTGGCGCCCAGGACAGCTTGAACACGGACCCCGGGCGCAGCGCATAGGCCTTGCGCGTGAGCTTGAGCTTGAACTGCGCCAGAGGGTAGGAAAACGTCTTCAGCTCGCGGTGCGCGATCTTGTTCGCAAGCGTGGCGTTCGACACCCCAGGGAAGCTGAGGGTGGTGCTGGCGGTGAAGCCCTGCACCTGGTAGTTCGCCGTCTCCTGCGCCTGGCAGACGCGAGTGGTGAAGGCGTGCGCGCGGGAGCAGTATTCGACCTTGACCTCGTTCATGGTCTCGGACCACAGGCCGCGGGTCCACTCGGGCTCCTCAAGCATGTCGCTCTCGGTGAACTCGGTGAGCGTGTCGGCGTTGTAGTCCTTGCGCGCCAGCTTGATCGTCCACAGCCCCGTGCTCGGATCGGTGAAGACCGTCCCGTCAATGGTCTGGAGGATGTCGCCAATCGCATCGTCTGCGCTGGTGTCCGAGTCGATGATGATGGACATGCCGAAGCCTTCGCTGTAGAGCGCGGATGCAGCAGCGGTCCATGTCGGCAGGTCAAAGCGCGAGGCGGGGATGCCGAGGCCCCACGTTGGGTCGGTCATGATCTCGTAGATCATGTGCGCAGGGTTCGCGTCACCGTCGATGTTCGACTTCCCGGAGTCGAAGCCCGTGGGCGTGGGGCAGCGCCGCATGACGAAGGCCCAGTTCTTGATGTATTGCGACTGCCCCAGGTAGCCGTCGAAGGTGCAGTAGGTGAGTCCGCGCCAGCCCGGCCCTGTGCCGCCCCAGGCCGCGGCCACGGTGGCGTCTGCGCTCTGAGAGTCGGACCCGTAGTAGAAGCGCAGGTGCCCGCTGATGCCGCCCTCGCCCGGGGCATCACCCCCGAACAGCTTCTCGGCCCAGATGTCGAAGTCGGTGCCCGCAGCGGTGAAGGCCGCCGGCAGGTTCGGGATCACAGCGTCACGCGCCACGCGCCGGTTCGTGCGCTGCTTCGGCAGGGCCTTCAGGCTCTTGTCGCCGACGGTGATGTCCACAAGCTCATCAATAGGCCCCTGGCACAGCGCCATGACCAGCGAGGCGTAATACTTGTAGCCCGTGATGACGGTCTTTGCGCCGATGCCCAGGAAGCCGCCGGCGTGCGTCTTGATGGGGCGCGCGTTGAGGTTTCCCCACCAGACGACGTTCGGCCCCTTCTGGATGACGGTGCCGAAGATGACGGGGATGGAGCGATTCTCCTCCGCCGTCGGAACCTGGAAGTCGCTCTCTCCAGCCCTTTTCGCATCCTGTGGGCGCTTCTGGAGCAGGACCGATACGACGGTGCTGGCGATGAAGAGCCAGAACGGTAGCCAGAATCCCATCAGACCAGCCCTCCATCAAACGGGTTCTTCGTGGGGATCCTGTCGAACCCGCGGTAGTTCGCCAGGTTCGAGAATTTGTCCCGGCAGTCGGCCACGGTGCGCTGGCACCCGGCATAGGCCTTGAACATGTCGCCCGCTTCGAGGCCGGAGATGCCCGCGATGAGGACGATGGTGTCGCCCGTGTGCGAGAGGATCATGCGCACGTCGGAGCCGCACTCGAAGAAGCCGGCGTTGAACCAGCCGTCGGGCTTGGTGGCGAAGACGGCGCTCTTGATCGTGTCGCCGGCCACCGAGGACAGTGTGCCCGTCACCATGAAGTTGACCTTCTGGAGGCCGCACCCCGCGCTGAAAAGACACCAGTTGCACTGGTTCTGGAACCGCTGCGTCGGGACCTTCTTGCGCAGGAGGTCTGCCTCGCTGGAGACCGTCAGCGTGCAAACATCCGTGAATGCCGCCTTGGACACGCGCCCGGTGAAGTTGGGCACGACCTCTGCCTCTCCGTCGTGGCCGCGATAGATCACCAGGGAGACTGGGCTCGTGGGGATGTAGCTCACGAAGCGGGAGGCCAGGTCGTGCGTCCTCGGCAGCGTGACCTCGATCTCGCCGGAGTGCGCCTCCTGGTCCTGGTCGATCTCGGTGCGTTCGATGGCCTCCGGCGTGTAGACCTTGCCGTTGTAGGTTCTTGACACGTCGCCGCTGGTGAGCTTCCAGCTATCCTCCCCAGCCTGGAAGAGGTAGAGCTCGAACGGCTGCCCACTGTAGGTGCTGATCTCGCGCGTTGCGTAGCTCACGGAATCTCCCTCGGGACCTCGACGAAGCGCAGCGAGGCCTCTGCAAGAGTCTGGTGGTGCCACTTCACCTCGACAGCATCGGATTGCAGGCGGACCAGGTGCAGGAAGGCGACCATCGTGGTCGCGGCTGGGATGGCCACGCCGACCGCGGAGTCCAGCGTCAGGACCTCGGTGCCGTTGCCTGGCGCCGTGGACCCCGTGACGGTGCGCAGGACCATGGAGCCGTCGGACAGAATGAAGGCGAGCTGCCGGCGAGAGGCTTTCGAGAACTGGTGCTTGGTATAGCCGGTCTCCTGCACGATGACATTTGCGTCCGTTGCGGTGGCGTCCACAGCCATTACGAGGTCATGCCTCCAGGAGGGCACCCAGAACGGGACCGCGCGCCCGCGCCTGGCTAGAAGGAAGTCCTTGAAGGTGCCGATCTCCACCCGCCCGTCCAGGAACCACTCGAAGTCGAGCTCGCACGTCGGCGTCTCTGCACGCTCCAGCACGGACACCTTACCCATGCCAGGGTCCAGGCGCGTGAGCCGGCGCCTGAACATGCGCTCGGGGTCCTCCGCTCGGTTGGGTTGCACCTCCAGCACGTCGAAGGTCTTGAAGGTCGTCATCAGACCACCTCGCAGGAGAAGGAAGCGTTGAAGGCTCCCGCCCAGTTCGCAGGCTCGGACAGGCTCACCTCGTCACGCAGGCGCCCGCGGCGAAGGGGAACCACGACGGTCCCGGCCTTCCAAGCGGCCTGCGTGGGGGAGGAGAGGGTCACGGAGCCGGTGGCCACGGCCTGCACGCCCAGGGCCTCCCAGGTATGCTGATCGGTCCACAGCATGACCAGCCCGCCTGCCTCGAACGCGCGCCGCCCTGTGGTGTCCACGAGGATCGTCTGTGTGCCCTGGGTAACGTCCGCCAGCAGGAGGGAGGCATCCATCCACCACGGCACGCCGAAGACCCGACCCTGCCAGCCGAAGATGAGCGCATCCATGGCGGCGCTGTCCTTGGCGGTGAGCGTGAGCACGCGGAAGCTTGCACTGTAGCGCGGCTTGGTGCGGAGGCTGATGCGCTGCTCGGCCCCGCTCGTCGCAGCGAGCACGTCCGTCTTGAACTCGATGGCCTCGGTGAAGCCTTCGCTCCAGTCGATCTCGGGGGGGAAGACCGTGATGCGTGTGCCAGTGACGTAGAGGTCGGCGCCGCTCTCGCCGGTGAAGCTGAAGGTGGCGAGGTTGGCGATGCTGGCGTCCCCGTCCGTCCCGAGGGTTGCGGTGTAGACCGAGGACTGAGCCGGCCCGAAGATGGCGGCGGAACCAAGCCCACCGGAAATCTGAAGGCCACCCGCGCCGGTGACGTTGATGCCGGTAAGCTGCTGCACCTGCGCCTGGTGTGTATTCCAGATCTCAACAGGGAAGGTGACGGTGGATAACACGAACTCAACATCCTTCTTGCGGGGAATTACCAGGACTTTTTCAAAGAGCTGCCCGCAGAACATCTCGTGCCGCGTGGCGCAGGCGGACCAGTGGACCACGTCCACCACGCTAGATCCCGCCTTCGCACCGAACATGGACGACACCGAATCCTTCTGCGCCGTGAGCGCGGGGATGGCGCTGTTCTCGTCCAGGTCGGTCGAGCGGCCCGGGTGCTGAAGGGCCACGTCGCGCGTTGAGTAGAGTGCGGCGAAGGTGCTCATCGCGTCACGCCTTCTTCAGCACCGCAAAGTTATGGAAGAGCATGTAAT